GGACCCTCGCCCCATCCGGTTCTGCTTATTTTACTTTTGTCAAAGAACGGAACGTCGTCAAGTGTGCCGTGATACAGGGTTGGGGGCGCTTTGCTCTCGGCAAGAAAACTAGCAAGATTAGCTTCTTTCTGCGCTTTGGTCAGGGGAGTCTTAGACTGCATAAATTTTTTAATAGCGTTTCCGCCCTGTTTCAATAACGAACTTATGCCAAGGCCAGCCAACTCCATCTCAGGATAAGACCCCTCCAGCGCTTGTTTGCGCTCAAGGTCTGCACGGTATTCGGGCGAAGCCATATTACCCCGTTCTAGGACGCTAACGTATTTGTCTTTCTCCGCCATGTGTGTTCCTAGTAGTATTCGGTTTTCCTGCGGCGAAAGATCTCAAGATCATCTTTCTCATCCGTGTCTAAAGTAATAAAGCCGCCTTGCCTAAAGCGTAGCAACGCCTGTGTTGTCGTGTCCACGTAGTCGTCGTGCTCTCCGACTGGGAACGCGGCCACCTCTTCAATCACTTCTCGTGCCCAGCGTGTGTCGGGTGCCCAGACTTTACCTGAACTGAATAAATCCGCAACAGCGTTCACTCGCACCATCTTGTCGTTGCCACGACTTGGGGAAAATTCTTGCACTGGGATCCCAAGTGCCCTGAGTTCTTGAATCAACGGCCCCCCAGATGCCTTTTTCTCCACAATGAACGCATCCGGTTCCCATTCTTTGTACTGCTTAAGCGCCACCACCTTAAGCTCAGGGAAAGCCATGCGATCTTTAAACGCATCCAGTAAGATAAGTTGGGGCGAGTCATTTTCTTCCTCGTTGTAGAAGATGCCCCACGTTGTACACGCAGAGTAGTCGGATGTGGTTTTGGTTTCAAACGCTGTATCCCAAGACTGGATGATGTATTCACACCTTGGTGGGTCATCCGGCTCCCAGATACGCCACATTCTGCGTGAAATGATGGCCGAGTTCTCAGATGTGGGCTGTTGCATGTACTGCGCGTTCCAATAACGCGGGTCAATGCTGGCTTTTGTTGATTTAAGCGCCTCAAGTGACCATTGTTCAGGCCAAAGTGACTTCTCGTCGTCCTCGTCCTCGTTCAAAATGGCCGGCAACTCCACAATTTCCCATGGAACTGCCTCTGGGTTCTTGGTTTGGTAGTCAATTAGGCGCCCAGTTAGGTCTAGGAGCGACCAACGGGTCATCACAATGATAATCCCGCCACCCGGCATCAGACGTTGCAAGGGGCCTGTCTGGAACCAAGACCAAGCTGTATCAAACGCGAGTCGAGAGTTAGACTTTACGTCCTGTTCCGAGTGAGGATCGTCAATAACGAACAGATCAGCACCACGACCAGCAAGAGCACCCCCGACACCAGCAGCATAGTACTGACCGCCAGCGCTTGTAGACCACTTACCGGCAGCCTTCTGGTCATCTGCCACCAATGTTTGTGGGAAAACTTCTCTGTATTCATCAGAATCAATCAAGTTACGTATGCGCCGCCCGAAGTCTTCAGACAAACTCGCAGTGTGCGTGCCCATGATGATCTTCTTCTCAGGATATTTACCTAGAAAGTACGCAGGGAACAGGTAAGAGGAGAACTCAGACTTACCCATACGTGGCGCGATGTTAATAATCACGCGCTTTTTACGTCCTTCGACCACATCTGTAAAGATTTTAGCTAGCTTCTTATGGTGTGGGCCGATCTTGAAGCCGGGGTACACGGCAGTGGCAAACCCAAGCATGTTTGTTTTAGCCGCCTGTAGGTTGGCGCGGGACTCACGCAAGTCCAAATCGCTAAAAAGCTCCAGTTTCTCCTGTTTGGACAAGTGCGGCAGAGCCTTTGCCATAGCTTCTAGCTCAAGTTTGCTCAGGGTGGTGAAGTTTTCAGGCTTCATCTTTATCTTCAGTTACATCGATAACGTCGATCACGCCCATGAACCTGTTGAGCTTCTCTTTGATCCGTGTCTCTAGCTCCATATCAGACATCTCGGTCTTCTTGACCTCAACCCGTTCAGTGAACAGCGCAACCTCAGTGACTGTCCCCAACATCTGCAAAGCTTTTAAACGAATCCGTGCATCTGGGTGTTTAACTTCTTCAAGGATCTGCGCTACCGCATACCCCCTAAGTTCTCTGGCCTGCTCAACAAACGCCCAATCGTAGGCTGTCAGCATCCCAACTAAATGCTGCACTGCAGCAGGAGCCTTAATGTTAGCAAGCGCTTGCTGTGTGTTTTGTGGTGGCTGGCCGGTGACTAGGCTTGCAAAAGATTGGCGCGCCGCCTGTGCGTCTGCCTTGGACTCTGCCTCATCGTCGTCTAGCTCTAACTCTTTAAGCCAGTTGGCTGTCTGGACTTGCGCATCAATGATATCCGCTGGCGCTGCGTCAGCAAAAGGCAACGGCGTAGCCGCAGTCATGTCGACCACGCTCGGTTCAAACTCGCCGTTAATCAGATGTTCTAGCATTGCGTAGGGTTTTGTGCTGGCGTCGCACTTGTTGCCTCGTTGGTGTTAGTGTACACTTCTTTTCGGTGATGGCGCAAGTCATTGCTTCTCCTTGATGGTTTCAGTTGCCATCTTTGCCCCACTAGTTGACGCTGGTGGGGCTTTTTTTATATTGTAATGTCCAACGTTTGACATGGTACCTTGGAAATTTTTTAAAATTTTTGGGGGGTGGGGTGTTTGGGTCTTGTTTTTTGAAAATTGGGATTGCGGGTGTGGAACAGTGTTTATGTGGACGCGTGGTGTCGACCTGTATATGGGTTGGTGGGGGTAGGGTGGGGGTTCTTTGTATTCAGAAACAGCCTCGAAAGCAGAATAAAGTATCCATTTGGTAATATAGAGACATCGGTTGGGAACAAGCCCAGTCGATTCGGGGAGACTTTCTCCCCGACATTAAACCTAGTCTCAAGGAGAACCCAAATGACTAAAGCAATCAAAGTAACGTATCAACAATTCGCTAGAGGTGTCGGTGCAACAGACCGCATAACGCTAGAGGCGAGCCTTGCTTGGCACAAAGAGTATGTGAAGCTCAATGCGGAGAAGCAGAGTGAGTGGAAGCAGGACTTCGTGCTTAACTATGTGATCGGTCGCATGGACTGCACGACAACGCAAGCCGAAGCAATCTGCGAGAAGACACGGGTGCAACGCACAGCCGATGAGGAGAAGGCTGTCAATGGTGGTGGTGCTAAGTTCCGCTTCCACATTAGTCGGACTGACAAGTCTGATGGCAAGAAGCCTACTGTGGCTTTGCCCAAAGGTCTTGTGAGCAACATCGTTGATCAGATTATTGATGCGAAGCTGACCAAGGAACAGTTCGATGCGTTGATCGCACAACTCAAAGCATCTGTTTCTTTCGCTAAATAATCTCGGGAGATTTCTCCCCGATTCCTTCAGGCGGTGCAAGCGTGATGCTTGCCCGCTGTTTCTTTTCTTGTCCAATCAATAATCTCAAGGAGAACATTATGTTCAAAATCATCGTTCGTCACCAAGGCTCTATACACGACTGCACAGTTTTCTCACAGCTAGACGCCATCGTCTTATTCAACGCCCTCACAAAGACATTCCTTCGTGTGGAACTCTGGCAAGGTGCAACCTTGGTTCAGGAATACGACAACAGCGCAACAGCAATAGATGCTGAGCACGATGAGGACTACGATGAGTTCGGTGTCAACACCAAGAACACATTCAACACAGCACCTAGTAACGGCTAATCCGTAGGTATCTCTGTAAGCATAGCGTGCTGTGCTTACGGGGCAAGCCTGCCCATACAACAACTCTCAAGGAGAAAATCATGAGCAAGAAAAACCTGTATTTCATCAAACAACTTATGTTCTACGCATATCGTGAGGCGTGCCGTAACAATCGCCCCATGTCAGTCCTAGTTCGCTAAGAGGGAACTCTGTAAGCACAGCGTGCTGTGCTTACGGGGCGATCCTGCCCATAAGGAGAACATCATGCCAATCATTCGAGTAGGTCATAGCGCATACAACGGCACTAATGCCCTGCGCTACTGTTTCAGTAAAGCCCAAGCAGTCAGGGTTTTGTGCAATCGGGGGATGCCACGCAACAAGGCACGCCTAGCAATTAAAACCCTTGCAACCACGCCTCATTCTTGCGTGGATATCAACTATGCCATCTGCGAACTCGCAGACATGACAGACATACTGAGTAACCCTGCCTTGCGTAATCAGCACGGCTATTACAACACGCCCCAAGAGTTCAAAGCCTCTTGGAAAAATGCACCCGAACTCTAAGGAGTACATCATGAATGACAAGTTCTTCATCTTCTGCCTGA